CACGTAACAAAAAGGTCAGCTAAAATTTCGCTATATGCGTCACCAAAGAATTGTTCACGTTCCCGTTGAACAAACTCTGCACGACCAAGAGCTACTTGGGCTTCACGGAAAGGTTCTACTTTGTATTCACCTGTCTCATGATTCATCTTCGGCTTAATCTTCGCTTCAAAGCCTTTACGATATTTATCCATAAATTATTTCTAGAAAGGCTCCCCCATCTCTGAGGGAGGTTATTGTTTACATCATTGGGTTTTCACCAGCAGCCGCAGGACCAGCCTGTGGTTGTGGGGGTTGACTACCTTGAGCCGCACTTGCATCATTATGCAAATCAGAATCAATGAAAGACTTAGCCATTGCAAGGAGTTCTTTAATATCAGGCTTAGGAGGCATTTCAACACCTTCTTTAGCCGCCTGAATATATAGCTTACCCCATTCTTGATAACTCTTATCCAACGCAACCATAAGTTGTTTTGTGTTATCTTGCATGGCATTTTTAGCTTGTACATTAGTGAGATCAAGAGTTGCTTGTCTCTGTGCTATGTCAATCATCTTAACTTGTTCTTCAAGTTGTTTCTGCTTTTCACCAGCTTGCATTTCACCTTCTCTTGACTTCATTGCTTGTTCAATGAACTTAGGATCAGTGTAGTCAACAAGGTAGTCTAAAGGATCAAGATCCATAGACTCTAAAGCTTTACAAGCAATAGTTACTGCAGCTTGTGGGCTAACAGCTCCACCTGCACCTGCTTGTTGCAGTGCTGGAATAATTTGTTGTCCTACTACATTCATCTTCTTCATGATATTGCTGTTACTGTTTTCACCAACATCAACATCAACATAGAGCATCAAGTTACTTGGTAACGTACCAGGATCAACAGACTTAAACAAGTCATTCTGATCATAGTAACCAACTTCTTGACCACGCAATTTATCCCGCATTGTCTTGTAGATACCTTCACAGAGTCTTTTGAACCCTGTTTCAGCAAATCTACGAGCCATATATTGAATACGTACCTGTGCAGCAGACATAGCCCGTTGCATCTTTTCTTCTGAATTACCTGATACATATAGTGTATCGTTAAGACCTTGAGCCGCCTTAGACAAACCTGTAGCCTGTTCCTTGTGCATTTGTAATAGTTCAAGAATAGGTACTGTACCTGTACTAATAGTATCAGGTGTCATAGATGCCACTGCATTGTTTGGATTACCGTTTGTGGCAATAATCTGTTTAGGCTTCATGTTCTGTAGAGCACTGAAGTCAACAACGTTAGGGTCAGCAAGCTTAGGTGAGTAGTTAGTTAAGTAAACATTCTCAATAAATCCACGCATGATAGCTGTTGAGGCTAGTGTCATGGGTCGAATCATATCTGCTACAGACAAACCAAAGAATTCATGTGGTACTTCAAAGGGACAAAGAGTCGCCAATGGAATCATATCACAATCTTCTTCAAGAAGAATTGTTGAACCAGCAATAATAAAATGCTTTAGCTCTGCAATACCATCACCATCACGGTCTACACGTAACCAACACTCGATAACAGTGAGTTGTCGATTAGCTTCAGACGGGAATAGCTCCCGTGAATTTCCCCCAAGCCAGTACTCTTCACCAACTAGACGCTTACGAGCTGCTTGCTCTTCGGTGTACTTGGTAGCCCAATCATAGCTACCGTCTCCAATGGCGTCCCAGTCAATATTCTCTGCTATGTCAGGGAAAAACTTTCTAACTTCAGATCGAGTCATATCAATCTGGATACCCACAAATGCCGCATCATCAAGTGAGTGCGCATCCCGTGTAATACGGAAACATTCTGGGTGTACATTTTTAATTAAGATTCTTGTCTTGTTCTTTTTCTTTTTAAGGCGAACATCCTTGTATACCATCTTGTATACAGCATTACCTTGTTCATCGGTGTCTAATTCTTGTTCATATTTAAGATCGCCAATAATTTCTGTGTCATCTTCTGATAACAAGAGATCAAGGTTTTCTTGGCTGATAGAATCAAACTCTTCAAATTTATAATCAAAGTCTTCAATATATTCCCATCTAACAATACTATTTTTCCACAATAATGCTGATTTAACCCATGTATTTAAGACTTCCCAACCAGGATTCTGTTTAAAGATTCCATAGTTAACAAGGTCAGAAGCTACTTTAGCCTCATGGAAAGCCTTAGGGGATGTTCCAGCAGGAATAAACCTTGCGATCTTATTGTTGTTAAACATAAGTTCAGCAAGAATAGCTGTGTATCCTTCAATAGCCTCTACAGTGTCTGAAGAGACAATCTGTGAAGCACCTTGAGGGGTCAGGTGAAACATCGGCATCATACCGTATTCGTATGTAGCTTTCTGTCGTTCACGAGCTAAGTCGGAACTGTTTAGAAAGTCACCAACAGAGTTCATTACACCCTGTTCGATCATAGCTAGGAGTTCATTATCTCCTACTGGATCTTTATATCTATCCACAAAGCGGATGACATCTCTACTTGTATCACTCATTGTAAACCTTTCTTGGGTTTAGCGGTCGTGTCTACGACCCTTCTTACATTCAATCAATCAAAGTCTACAACAAGACTTGTATGGTGCTACTAATTCTTTAATCACCCTGCTAGTAGCCAACAAAGTAGAAGTAAACTTCTCTTAGGACACAAGGACTAACTCTTTCGGGGATTAAAATCTCTGGGAATTTTATCACCGATTTTTTCTTTTGGATTTAAAACCCTATTAACTGGTTGAGTTTTAATTAATTTTTTAAATTGTTCTTTTTCTTCTCCCCTGAGAGGGATATTTATTTGTGACATATGTTTACCATTTAACCTTATTAGCCCAATATGCCGCAGACAATGGTCCTTTGGCAATATTGGATGCATGACGGGCTTTAAAAGCTTCATTACGTTTAGAGCCGTCAGGACTACCTACAGCACCTTGAGCACCAAAATGAATAGTCTTAATCTTATCACCAACCTTAGCAACAACTACGTGGCTTTTTGTTTTGTGATTAGGTGTTCTTTTAGGTTTATTAAAACCAGATACACCAGCCCTTGTTAGTCTTGAATCTTTTTCAGCCATACTATTATTCCTTATTAACCTTCAATAGCAATAATATTAGCATACTGCAGAATAACATAGTCAGTTGCAGTAGCCATCTGACCAGTAACAGTAATATCAAAATCACTGTTAGTATCAACAGTTAAATACAAAGCGGCATCTGCAGAAGAACCAGGACCTAAAGCAGCCAAAGGTCCAGCTACTTGAGAGCCAGTTGCACCACGATTAAAGATTAGCTTGTCAATGTTAGTTGTAACATTACTAGACAAACTAGAAGTGTGAATAGCTGTTCCACCAAAATTAACTTTAACAGGTTTGCTGTTAGCTGTTGCATTAGTGCTAAACATCATATTGTAATGTACTTCACCTGATAAACCCATCAAGCCACCGGGAACAGTAGTACGTACAAGAACTAGATCAGAAGCAGTAGTTTGAGTGTAAGCAGAGTTGCTACCTACTACCGCAGACAATACTTGGGAAGGGATATAAGGTTCAAAAGGTGAGGCAGGAACAGAAACATTCTGATACACTGTACCTGCAGTTGTTGAACTCATCACTACCCAATATACACCTGCTACACCAGTTCCGGCAAAAGCAGTAGCTGGGAAATACATCCAAGCACCACCTGAAAAAGTAGCTGGAAGGGCAGTAGTCAAAGTAACAGTACCAGCAGTAGCAATAGTGCCACTTGATGGGATAATAACAGGAACACCTGTTGATGTTAATGCTGATGAGCTATAAGGGTCACTGATGTAAGTTGAACCGAGTCTAAGTTGAGCCATGTTTAATCCTTTGTTTGTTTAAATTTAAATTACTTCTTCTTAGCAGTCTTAGCAGACTCTTTGAAGCTTTTATCTGTTGGCGCACCTTTAGCACCCGCTTTACGCATCTTCTCTCCAGAACCCTTAGCTATACGTTCCCGTTTAGCATGGATGTTGTCATACAAACCTTGTTTAGTTGCCATAATATTTTATAATGTTAGTATAACTAACGTTATCCTTAAATCCAAGTTGTTTCTATTTGTTGAAAGTTACCCATACGTTGTGAGAAGGGTACCGTTGTGTTTGTTAATCTATCCCCATGTGTCCTGATAACTTCAAGAGCAATAGCAAGGGCAATAACTGTATCATCATTCTGACCTATAATAGCATTTGTCTTTCCAGACTCGTCTGCTACATAATTCATTAATTCACCAATAATAACCCTAGAAGGTATCCATATATCTTCTTGTTCAATGGCATTTTTTAAGAATCCAATGATAGCTGGTTTAGACGCTGATGTTGTTCTCCAGCCAATCCTACTACCTTCTTCTTTGGATACATTCGCCATCTTAGTCTGATAGTACATATTCATGTAACCCATTTGAGTTAACCTGTTTAATGTTGCTATACCCATAGAGTTAGACTCTACTGCTAACAAAGCATTATTATAGTACCTACCTAGATAAAATAATAAATCACCAAACTGACTAGGATCAATCGTATTACTGCGATAAACTGCGCACACTTCCCTCTGGGCATTAATGACCACGGCTGTAGAATAATCCTTACCGACCCCAAGAGCAACATCAGCACCGATAGCAAAGGCATCTTCAAAAGTAGGATACTTAAATATTTCGATAGACCCATCTCTTAAATCCTCCATCATAGAAGATTCAAAGTTAAACTCTCTCTTGGCTAATATTGGTTGAGGAATTAGTTTACTTAACTTTTCAATGTTAAATACATTAGAGCCAGAAACAATAAATGCTTCCTCAGGTGTCGCAGGGTACTCCTGTCTAAACTTATTCTCACCACCCTCTGCAATTTTTAACCTTCTCCAGTATAATTGATCGTCACTCAAGTTGTATCGAGTAACTAATATCTCTTCTTCTGTATTTCTTTCAAACCCCTCAGGGGCTTTCCTCATGTACTCTGGCATCAAGTACCATGGAACAAATATAGCAATATACTCATTCTCACCCTTTACAGCTCCCTGCCATAACCTGTGAAATGAGTTACCTACCCCGTTCGCTGTACTCTCAAGAATAACTTCAGTCCCTTCAGACTGGGATATTCCTTGGAATAATCCTGCTAGAATCTTTTCATCATGCCCCCAAAAGGCTACCTCAGATAAGTGAGCAATTGTAGGAGTTGTTCCCCTACCAGCCTCAGGCGCTCCTGCTGTGTATAACCGATATCCTGAATCATTATGCTCAAACATAATTTCTTTTGCATTTGACTTTTTTAACACGGGTCTGAATGTATCAGACATGTTATAAATGATATTCCTGGACATACCAAATAATGCATCACTAGTAGCCGCATCATGCGCCATAACTACTGACTTGTTGTAAGCATTAAAGTAACTCTTCCAGAATACCCTACCTGTCGTGTATGTACTTAATCCCATCTGTCGAGCTTTTAAAATAATAGCTCTAACTCTCCCTGTTTCCTTAAGTTGTTTCTCAAGTGCTTCATTTACAATCCTCTGAGCTTCATTGAACTCGAAAGATTGGAATCCCTTAGAGGAGTCCTTGGGTAAGATTTTTAATTGTTCTTTGGCGAATAATTCAAAGTCGCCTTTGTAAGCGTTTAATTTCTCACGCTTCTTTAATTCCCTCAGAGCCTCTAGCTTTTCAGAATTGTTTTGTGTTGTCATATGCCTATAGATTAGCGATAGCTAAGCTATCTCCTTATGTAATAAAAATGTTTCTCTATTATGTACCGACTAACCAGTTGATTTTGTTAGAAAAAAATTCCAATAATTTTTGGAAATGTAATCTTTTGTATACGTCTTTGGGGTACCCCTACCTTTTATAGGGGAGGTCTTTGGAGAATGTCGTGGGTAGATGTCTTTGTGTGTGTTTGAAAATTTGTTGTGTGTGTTGGGTGTACCCCTGCTGGTTTTCCCTGCCCCCCTTGTTTTCCCTGCCGTTTCGGTGCGTGGCGCTGCCCGTCTCGGCTTCCTTTGTCTGCGCTTTTTGGAGGTGTTCCGTGGTCTCTTCTCTTTCTTCTTGGGTCTCTGCCCTTCCCGTCCTTGGCTCTGTGGCTTCTGCTGCTCGCCCGTCTCTTGCTGCTTCTGTCCCTCGTGGCTCCCTCTCTGCTCCCGTGTCTGTTGTTGCGGTTGCCTTGTCTGGTGCTGACGCTGTGTCTGTGGTTTGCTCTGACGGTCGTGTTCGTGTCTGCCGTGTTCCGTACGCTGTTCGTGCCTTGGGTCGTCCTGTGTCTCGGGATGCTGTGTTTGCTCGTCTCTCTTCCCGTGTTGGTGGTGCGCCTGTTCGCTTTGTTGCTGCGTTCGGGTACTCTGCTGACTCTTGGTTTGTGGCTGTTGAAGCCGCTTAAGGGCTTTCTCGGTTGGCTCCTTTGCTGGGGTCTTCCGAGAGCGTCTTGCTCTACCTGCTCCTCGGGGTTTCTGGGGTTGGAGTGGTAATGTCTTCTTCTCTTGGCGCTTTGTTGCGTGCTAAATTGGAGGAGTCTTACGTTGCTCCTCGTGTTCCTTTTGTTCGGGATGCGTCTGCTGTTGTGCCTGTTTGGTATGATGGTAGTACGTACTATCGACTTGAGGCTGGGGAGAGTGGTATGGAATACTGGACTGAAGACCAGTGGGACAACTACGAAGCAGATCAACGTGAGGATTCTATCTGGGATGATATTAATTCCCAGTAATGCAGAGATCTCTGCCTACAGTCTTGTTTGACTGTGGAGAGCGATCTTTCGTTCGTCCGTGCCTGTCGGTTACAGGTTGTCATAGCTCAAGGAGATTAATATGACTAAGTTAATGCACGTTGTTTACATTCTGTTGTGGTCGCAGTTAATGGTGTTCTGTGTCGATAAGATACAGTTTGAAGCAATGTATGGTTGGTTCCATGTAATTGGTCTAATCGCTGCAAGCATCTGTGCTGGTGTACAGATTGCTATTCTGTTAATCGAAATCAACGAAGGAGAATGAAATGGCTAAACGTTATAGTATGGTAAGTCGCATCATTAACCGTGATGCAAAAGAAAAGACTACTAATGGGTTTGCCGTTGGACATCCGTGTGGGTTCATAGCTAACTCTGGATACCTGAAGTCCCGACCAAAAGCTTCTAAGGCTGTTGCTCGTTACCTGTGGGGTGATGCTACCTTTGCTGGTGACTTTGAGTCTATGCTTTGGAATATGAAACAAGAAGGGCTTGCTCTACCTCGTTGTGTTGAAAGACACCTTAAACATTGGAGGGCTAAAGGTTGTCCTACATGGAAGAACAATCCTAAGATATCCCGTATCCTGTGTATGCTGTGGGATAATCCTGGTCTTGGTACACCAGCGGAGTACCGTGATTTAGAACGTAAAGCTTGGCAACTGTCTTAAGGAAACACTATGTACCTAGTATACTGCAACAAAACAAGTAAACTAATTGACAAAGTAATGTCTGCTAAAGACTTACTTAAGTACAAAGCAGAAGATGTGACTGTTCACATTGTACATCTGTAAATAACTGCTCTTCTCGGGCTTACGGAGAGACCACTTGGGGTAAGTACCAAGCTTCTATCAACAGTCATTACCAAAGGATATAATATGACTACAGCAACAATGAACTTCGCTACTAAAGGCGATACAACTACTGCAATGTTCACCATGGAGACATCTATGTTAATGGTTGTCTACACAGACCCTGCTAACAGGTACGTCTATGCAGTAGATGATAAGGAAGTTGTCCGTAAACTCTCAATCAACCGTGATGTTGAACATGCTCGTAAACAATATAAGCTTGCTCGGGGCTTAGTTGGTAAACAAGTAAGGTTTGGTGTCACAGCTGGTTGGAGTTCTGACACTTGGTTCAATGAAATCGTAGAAGCTTAAGGAGAAACCTATGAAAACACGTTATTTACTCTTAAACCCACTCAAGGCAAGAGACTTTGGGTGTACAACAGAAGAAGTTATCGAATCCGTCAAGGAATTCGGCTGTAAAGTGGTCATGTCACCAGACACAACAGGGGAAACCCTGCTGTACGCTGTGTCAGACAACAGAAGTGTACTAGAAAACATGGTAAACGAGGTAGAACTCAACGGCATCATCATAGAATACACAGCAATCTATGATCAAATACTGGAAGGACAATAAAATGGCATTCTTAAGACAAGCATATGGTAGATATTACCTAGATATGTCAAGCGAAGAGCTAAATGCACTAGTAGACGTCATGGAAGAACTTCCTTCTATGACAAAAGTGGAGAGAGGTATATGGTATCAGATCACAAAACACAGGGATTACCTCAAACAAGAGGAGAAATGGCACAGAGCTATTGATGAAGAGAGGGAAACTACACAAGAACTAGCAGACAAAGCTAAGTTTGGTACCTAAAAGACATTCTCTCAGGACATTTCGCTGTGAAAAAGGCGAGACCTGAGGGATTTCTTGAGGGATTTCTGTGTGGTCAAAAGCTGAACACACTGTCTAAAAAAATACTGGTCAGTAATAATTTATACTAAGGAGTAATAAATGTACAAACACCTGTACTTTGTAAAATGTGACGACTGTCTTATTGAGTACAACTCAGAAGACGTTAACGTATTAAAAATAACCCACACCGCTGTAGGTGATAAGATTGCAGAATTCGTCTGCACACTCTGCCAAGAAACAACTGAATCACTAATCACTGAGGTATAATATGAAAACCATCACAAGACGCACTTCAAAGACAGCCTTTCAGCCATTCGAATTAACCATCTCCGTAGAAACCCAAGAACAATTCTTCGATATGATGTCATTATTCTCGTTCTACACCAACATAGCAGACGTCACCCATACAACCAACCCAGAGGTACATAAACGTATGACATTAATATGTATGTCCATCTATGACGCACTTGAAGCAGAGGATCAGTACTAATATGGAAGTCTCTAAATGCTCAGATTATCCCACAATCTTCCAGCCTTACACTCTACGAATCAGCGTAAGTAATCTCGAAGAACATAACATGTTAGCTTCTATCTTCATGAATGCTGAAGTAATAGCTAAAACCTTAGGATACCAAGGTTACAACCAATATGATGAACTAGTCAAGTTCATTGATACAATCGGCAATCACATAGAGGAATAATATGATCATCTCCAAACAAACCCAAGTTGAATACACTATTGTCATGTCTGAAGACGACGCATTAGTACTTTTGAACGGCTTAGGCAAGCTCGACTACCATGAGCTATCCAGACTAACAGACAACCT